CACTGGGGCAGTTATAACCGCTACTGTGGTTGATTATAATGAACATATATTTGTAAGTGCTGTTGGTAGTGGTATTACAGCAAATGCTGGAGGACCTTTCACGGCAAATGCTGCAGATTACGATCCTGTGAGTGGAATATTAACGGTTACAACAACTGCTACTCATGGATTTACTTCAGCAGGTTTCCAGACTGCAACAAATGCAATTTATAACCCTGTAGTTGGTATTGTAACTATTATTACTACAGGTAATCATGGATATAGTAATGGTGATTATATTAAAGTTGCTGAGAATTCATTAACATTCACTTGTGCTAAAGACGGTAATCAAACTAACCATTCTTACCCAAGAAGAACTGATCCAATCTTTAATAAGTGGATACAGATTGCAGATGTAACTTCTAATACTTTTGAAATTCAAGTTTTAAATTCTACACCATCTACTGATGTTAGTGCACATACATACGTCTCTGCAGCAGCTAGTGGTATACAGAAGGCAAATAATACTGTTGGAATAGGTACAAGTACATTGACATTTACTTGTGCACAGGATATGCACACTACCACTCATTCATATCCAAGACCTGTAAAATTATTAGGTAGTGTATCCGATCCTGCTCATAATTCTACTTTGGGTATTGAAGATGTGTTATCTACCACTAAATTTACAGTAAATGTTGGTAGATCTCCTGCTGGATCTGGTGGTGCATTGAAATTTACTGTTGGTGCAGGTGGAACAGGATATATCAATCCAAGAATTCTTCCTCCATCTCCATCATATAATAATCTTCCAATACAAGGTATTTCTAGATTAGGTTTGGGTTTAACTACAGATACTGGACGTGGATTAACTGTTAATATTGATGTTGCAGCAGCAGCTACTACTGGAATTGGTTCTAACTTATATGAGGTAAGTCAATTTAAATTCCCAACAAAGGGAACTTCATTTAGAAAAGGAGATGTTTTCAGACCTGTTGGATTGGTAACTGATAGATTAGTTTATGAACCATCAACAGATTTCAGATTTACTGTAAATGAAGTATTTACTGATACTTTTGGTTCTTGGAATGTTGGAGAATTTGATTTTATTGATTCTATTGAAAGTTTACAAGATGGTGAAAGAAGGAGATTCCCATTGAAATTTAATGATGAATTAGTAGCATTTAGAGCAGATTCATCTTCTTCTATAGATGTTAATAATCTATTATTAATTTTCGTTAATGGTGTTCTACAAGAACCTGAATTTGCATATTCTTTCTACGGTGGTACAAGTTTTATATTTACTGAAGCACCTGATGAGAATGATAAGGTAACAATTTTCTTCTATAAAGGATCTAATGATGATATTTCATTCACTGATGTAACAGAAACTGTTAAAGAAGGTGATGAAGTTCAGATAATGAAGAGAAATGGAGTAGATGAATCTCTAACTCAGAATAAGAGAACTATTATCGGAATAACAACTTCAGATGTAATTGAAACTAATTTATATTATAAGCAAGGAATAGATGAAACTACTTATCGTCCTTTAAAATGGATTAAGCAAAAAACCGATAAAGTTATTAATGGAAATATAATTGATAAGTCAAGACTTCAAATTGAACCATTAGTTTTCCCAAATGCAGGAATAATTTCTGATATTCAATCTACAGATGATATTTTATATGTTGATTCTGTCGATTTATTTGAATATGATTCTCCAGTCAATTTCGATATTCGTATTGTCGATCAATCTCAAAATCCAGAAAGAGCTTCTCTTACTGCTGTAGTTTCTGCTGCTGGAACAGTTCAATCAATCAATGTAACCAGTGGTGGAGTTGGATATGTTGGAGTATCAACTTCTATTTCTATTGGTGCTCCACAAACAGGTATTACTACCTTTGTACAGGCAGATGGTTCAATTGGTATAGGAACAACTGCAACTGCAACTGCAACCATAACAGGAGGAGTTATTTCAGCAGTTACGGTTGTAAATCCAGGACTTGGATATACAACTGCATCTGTTCCTCAAGTTATTGCACCATTACCAATACTTGCTCAGGAAACTATTAGTGATGTAAGTGATGTTAAGGGATTCTCTGGTATAATTACTGGAATATCAACAGCATCTGGTAGTGGTAGTAATCCTTTAGCACTTCATTTCTTCCTTGAGAAAGATACTGGCACGTTTGCAGATTTAGAGAATGGATATCCAATTTATATCTTTGATACTTCAGTTGGATCTGGAGTTACTTCACATACTGCACATGGAACTCCTTTGGGTATAGGTGCTACCTTCTTAGATAATATATACCAAATAAACTCAATTAATAGAACTGCAAATAAAGCAGACTTTATTGCTAATGTGGATCCAAATGCAAACATTATTGGAATTGGAACAACTGGTGGAGGTATTGGTAAGTTCTCTTGGGGTAGATTAACTGGTTTTAGTAGATCCTCAAATCCAGTATCTATTGCAGTTTCTTCTAAGACTGTTAGTGGATTAACCACGTTCCCACATACACAGAGAAGAGACTCTGGACTTAGAAAAACAGGTGCGATAAAGAACACCACATAAATTAGTATAAATAAAGAAAAAAAGCTATAGACGATGGCGGCAATTGTAACAGATCAGTTTAGAATCAATAATGCTAGTAATTTTTTGGGGGATGTTAATGACACCTCAAATTCTTATTATGTAGTTGTTGGATTAACAAATCCTGGTATTGGAACTTATCATTATGGTAGAAGTAAGGATGAAGCAACATGGAATGCAAGTCCTCCAAGTCCTACTGATAATTTTAATTATCTAGATCATAGTAAAGATACTATGATTTATGGTAAGAAAATATCTGCGGAAAATATTAGAAGAGTTATTAGAAAAATAACTTGGACTCAAGGAAATAGATATGAGATATATCGTCAAGATTATAGTACTGCTAATCAATCTCCATTAACAAATTCGTCTAGATTATATGATGCAAATTATTATGTACTTAATAAAGACTTTAATGTTTATGTTTGTTTGAATAACGGTTCTTCTGGAATTAGTACTACAGGAAATCGTTCTCAAAATGAACCATTATTTACTGGTTTAGAACCTTCTGCTGCAGATGGTGCATCAAATGATGGTTATGTATGGAAGTATTTGTTTAGTGTTAAACCAAGCGATATTATAAAGTTTGATTCCACTGAATATATACCTCTTCCTAATGATTGGGCAACATCAACGGATGCTCAAATACAGTCTGTTAGAGATAATGGTAATTCTGATATTAACAATAATCAGATTAAAGAAGTTTATATTGCTGCACAAGGAGATGGATATGTTACTGGTGTGGGACAAGAGTTTCCTATTATTGGAGATGGAAGTGGTGCCAAAGTTATAGTTGATGTTGTTGGTGCTAAAATAACTAAAACTCAAGTTTCTGTTGGTGGAAAAGGTTATACTTATGGAAAAGTTAATCTTGATGTTATTAATAACACAGCACTTGATGGAAACACACCTGCAAAATTAATTCCAATTATTCCACCATCTAAAGGTCATGGACATGACTTATATAAGGAATTAGGTGCTGATAGGGTTCTAATTTATTCTAGATTTGATGATGCTACAAAAGACTTTCCAGTAGACACTAAATTTTCTCAAATTGCAATAGTTAAGAATCCAACTTCAATTGGTTCTACTAATGTATTTACGGGTAATACATTTTCCTCTACTAAAGCATTGTATCTTAGCAATTTAGCAGATAATCCTTTATCAGTAGTTCCTGGTGATGAAATTAGGCAAGATGTAAAAGATGATAGTCAAAATGTCATTGGATTTGCTAGAGGATATGTTGTTTCATATGATGTATTATCTCAAACTGAACCTCAAATTGCTGTTTTAAAATATTCTCAAGATAGATCTTTATATAATTCTAGTACAAATGATTTTGCAACTGATTCCGCAAATCTATCACGAGAAGCAGACCCTGTTACTGGACAAATTTATACTATTTCAGGTACTAATAGTATTTTAGAAATAGGGGGAAAATATACTGTAGGAATAAATACTTCATTCTCTGGAATTACTACAAACCCAACAGGAAACAAAATTGTTGAACTCGGAGTCGAGTTTGAAAATGGGGTTGCTGAATCTGAAATAAATAATGAGTCTGGTGATATTATCTATTTGGATAATAGATCTTTAATTACTAGAGATGAAAGACAAAAAGAAGACGTAAAAATTATTCTGGAATTCTAAAAAATGCCACAGAAAACTAACTTAAATATAAGTCCTTATTATGACGACTTTAATGCGGATGATAATTTCTATAAGGTTCTTTTTAGACCAGGAAGACCTGTCCAAGCTAGAGAATTAACAACTCTCCAGTCCATCCTGCAAAATCAGGTTGAATCCTTTGGCGATCATATGTTCAAAGAAGGAACTATGGTTATACCTGGTTCTGTAGCGTATGATAGTCAATATTTCTCGGTTAAAATAGAATCAGAACATTTAGGACTTCCAGTTTCTCTTTATCTTTCTCAGTTAAAAGGTAAAAAATTAAAAGGACAAAATAGTGGAGTAGAGTTCTTAGTTAATGATTGCAAATATCCTACAGATTCTACTGATATTACTCATGTAACTTTGTTTATAAAGTACTTAACGGGAAGTAATGATAATTTAGAAGCATTTATATCAGATAGCGAACCTTTAATCGCTCAAGAAAATATTGTTTATGGAAATACTACTATCACTGTTGGAGATAGTGTTGCTAATGCCATAGATACCGATGCTGCTGCCACTGGTAGTGCCGTAAAGATAGAAACTGGTGTATATTTCATTAGAGGTTCTTTTGTTACTGTAACAGCAGATACTATCATCTTAGATCCATATTCAAATCAACCTTCATATAGGGTTGGACTAAGTATTTTAGAAACCATTGTTACTGCAAAGGAAGATTCTGAATTATATGATAATGCTAGGGGATTTTCTAATTATGCTGCTCCAGGTGCTGATAGATTAAAAATTACTACTGAATTATCTAAAAAATCACTTACAGATTTTAATGATACTAATTTTATTGAAATTGTTAAGTTAAGAGATGGTGATCTTAAAAAATTACAGGATACTACTGTTTACTCTGAGATTGCAAAAGAATTTGCAAGAAGAACTTTTGAGGAATCTGGAAATTATTCTTTAGGTAATTTTAATGTTAAAGTATCAAATTCTTTAGATGATGGAATTGGTAATGAAGGAATATTTAAATCAAATCAGGTTACTGATCAAAATAATACGCCAACTGATAATTTAGCATGTGTAGAAGTTGATCCAGGAAAAGCATATGTTCATGGATTCCGTATCAATAGTGTTGGAACAACTGTTATAGATATTGATAAACCAAGAGAAAAGGAAGTTGTAGATACTGCAAAGGTAGCATTTGAACTAGGTAGTTTAATAAGAGTTGATAATGTTACAGGTACACCAAAAATAAAATTAGATGAGACTTCAAACACTGTTCAATTATTTAATAAGAGAAAAAATGTTTCTAGTCCAATTGGAGTTGGAACTGCAAGGGTATATTCTGTCGGATTAAGAAATACTCCTTATGTTGATAATAATAGTGAATGGAATTTATATTTGTATGACGTACAAACATATACAGTATTAACTTTAAATGAATCATTAAGTGCTGCTCAATGCCCTAATGGTTCATTTATACGTGGTGTCAGTAGTGATGCTACTGGATATATGGTTGATATAAATGGTAGTGAGGTTAGTTTAGTACAAA